CCGCTTCCACATTATGCACGGTTTCATCAGGGCAATCTTTTTTAACTAGTCTCATACCTACATCAGTTGGTGGAGCTACAAAAGTATTTGATGCTGACTCCGGTTTAACAGATACGGCTATTAGTGGAGCATATATAGATGAAATATTTTTTAGATACACAAAAAGAGTTTTACAAACAATAGATGCTGTAACTGCACCGACAGGAACCTATTCTGCTAATAGCACAACTTGTACAGTAACTTTATCTTCGGGACATAATTTAGAAATAGGACAGAATGTATTTTTAGATTTTAAAACATATAGTTCAGGAGTAGTTCCAAAAGATGATGTATTTGAAGTTAAAGACACAGTAAATTTCACCTCCACAACATTTGATGTAGATATACCTTCTTTAAGCGGAACAATTACAGGAAACGTAGATATCTCTTTACCTACTGATTTTTGTTTTTATCTTGTAAATACAGGTACGGTAACAAACATAAATCAATTTTTCCCATTATTTGTTGCAAGTATAGATTGCAGTCAGCAAACTTACAGTTTAACTTTGAATGAAATATTACCTTTTATTAATCATCCTACTGTACAAGCTGGGTCAAACTTTGGATCAGCAAATAATGAGATAGCACCAAAACAAAGAGGATTAATGTTAAAAAGAGGACAAGCATTATATGTAGCTGCAAGTGGTGCTACAGCTCTAACAAATGGATTCTATTGTAATGTTCAAGGTGGATTCTACTAAATGGAGAATAAATTTAGAGAGATAGCATCTTCTAACCAAGGTTTCCCTATCTTTAATCAATTTTTAGATGAGACAGGTGCTAAAGATACTGCAATAGATTTTGCAAAAAATTTTATAAAAGATAAGTTTAATAAAAAAGAAAATAATACAAATGAAATACAAAATAATATGGATCAAAATAGTAACACCATAACAAAAACTCAAAACCTTTTAAATAAAATTAATCAAATAGGATTGTCAGCAGATCTTTCAGGTGTAGGAATTGAAAAGACATTTGGCGACAAAAATCAAGGAATAAATACAACTGTTTTTGGTAGGCAGGATTTCGGAAAACCTACACAGTATGGTGCAAAATTAGGGTTTAATTATAAGTTTTAAATTATGGCATTCGAAATAAAAGGTTTCGGTGAGCCATCAAAGTTTAACTTTAAAAGTTTTGAGAATTTTAATAATAAACCAAAAAAACCAAATATTTATCCAAGAGGATCTGATGGTTATCAATTAGAAAGTGAAGTAAAATTTTATAATCAGGATTCTTTATGGACTAGGTGGAGAAGAGGATATGAATTGTATGTAATGATGCAGACATTATTAGGATCTACTTCGAAAGAAAGAGATAGAAGAGGAGACTATAGATTATTTTTTACTTTTCAACAATTTCCTGGAGTATTTATTCCTGCAAGAATTTTTACTTTTCCTTCTAAAAATAAAGAATTAGGTGAACATGTTTGTGGAATGAGAGATACAGATGGATTTAGTTTTTACAATTTTGGTTTACCAATACTTGCAGTTAGATACTTAGCCCCATCAGTAGATGCAACTTATCAACAAACAGGAACTACTTTAGTTGTGAGTAAAACTGATCATGGGTTATTCCCAGGAGATGATGTTTTTTTAGATATTTCTACTGGAACTGCGATTGATGAGACATTAGAAATTGTTAGTAAAACTCAAAATACATTTACTGTTACAGCAACAAATTCATTAACAACTTCAGGAAATGTAACTTATCATAATTCAACAGCGTTTACTGATACTAGATGGAGATTTGTAAGAGTTAAATTAAGAACTTTGCCAACAGAAGTAGCTTTTCTTTCTGGAGAGAGAATGGCTGATCGAATAATTGAAAAAGATCCCGGTATTACTTCTACCTACACCAGATCAGGTTCTACAGTTACCATCACTTGTAGTTCAGTTCATGGTTTATCAACAGGTAATAAAGTGTTCCTAGATGTAAGCACAGGAAATGTAAGTTCTGGAAGATACACAATTGAAGTTACATCAACCACTCAATTTAAAGTCACTACAATAACTAGCGGATCTACTTCGGGAAACCTCACCTTAAGTAGATTGCTAAGAGGTTTTAGATATGACGATTATGTAGGGTATACCGTAACTGGATCTGATGTTAATACGAATGAGATAATTTTCCAAAAAAAGGATAGTTATGGAGCAAGAACTATTGATACGGTAGCAAAAACAACTGTCCCAGCTCATAGAGGTTTTGCAGTAGGAAGATTTCTAACCACAGAATTAAGATGGAATTGTTCTTGTCAGGATTTCTCTAGAAGAGATTCTTATGATTTATTTAAAAGATCTACTGATTCAAGATTTCCGGTAACTCCAATTAGAGATACAAAACCAGGAAATGTGCTACAACCAGATGGAACTCTTAGTGATGAAAGAGACATTCCTGGTACGTTTAGAGATTTAGGTTATGTAACTATTAATAATTTTTATGAATTACCAGAATATGAAGATAAAAAAGAAGATTCTTTTCAAAATTTACAATATTATCAACTTCGTTGGTGTAAACATATTTATGCAGCAATGTGGTCACTTGTTCATGATGAAGGTAATGAGCCACTAAAATTAGCAGCAAAATATTCTCAATCCGGAGTAAATATAATTGTTGATTTTGAAAATCATAATTTAAATAAAAATGATAAAATTCAATTAAATTTTACAAGTGGTAATGCAATTTCAGGAGAGTACACAATAAGTGATGTTCCAAATCCAAATAGTTTTGTAGTTATATACCCTTTTGATGAGACTACAAGTGGTTATGTGACAGTAGAAAATTTAAAAAAACATGAGTATGTAGGAGCTTGGTTATTAGAACCTAATGACAAACCTATAGGTCAAGGTCTTGAAGCATGGGAAAGAAATTGGAAAAAAGAACAAGAGAAGCTTAGAGAATCTGCAGAGATATTTGCTTTATATAATCGATCAACAAAATGGGAAGGTAATAAAGAAATTATTGGTAATTTTAATAATAAACAAAATGTAGCTAATTTTGATCCATCCGTTGTGGCAATGACTTTGACAGATAGTTTAAAAAGAGATGCAAAAGGAGGATTGGACAGATCAGGACAATCTTTAAATACTACAAATAGAATGATTGCAATGGTAAATAAATTATTTAATAAGTCTCCAACAGTTTTAGATGATATAAAATTTGGGATAATAAATAAACCTCTAATTGAATTTACAGATATTTTTGAATCTGGTTTGATTAATGCAGGCGATTATATAAATGGAGAACTAGTAGATTCTGCAATAAATACTAGCAATCTTGATGCCAGTACATATAATCCAGATACTGATCAAGATACAGTAGTAGATGCAGGATTATATATAAATGTAGAGGCTTAATTATGGCAGTACAAATTCAAACACGAAGATCAAGCACACTTAATGATAGGCCATTTCCTATAAGATTAGGAGAAGGAGAACTTGCTTTAAATAATAACAATGTAAGCCCAGGTTTATTTTTTGCCGATAATGTATCTTCACCAAGCACTGGATTAATAAAGGTAGGACCTGTACATATTGGTAATACCGCACCAAATAGTTCTGCTGCTGGATTTACATCATCAAGTAAAGGTGAGACTTGGTTAGACACAGTAAGTACCCATATATTTAAAGTATTTGATGGATCATCATTTCAACCTGTAAAAGCTGTAGCTTCTGTATCTGCTGGTCAACCTGCTAACCCAATTGATGGACAATTACATTGGGATACGTCTGGTGGTGGTAGTGGTGTGCTAAAGATATATCTAGCATCTAGTTCTGCTTGGGTTAATGTTTAATTCTTACTTAAAAGATGATCTAAAATTCTGTCTAATTTAGTATGTACTGCTTGCATTTCTCTTAAAAAGTCTTCTTTTAAAACATAATCATGAATTACACTATTTTTTAAATCATCTACTTCCCTTTGAACACGATCAAATTTTTTATCAATTTTTCTATTAAAATTACTTAAAGCTCTACTGATACCAGCAAAGGCACCAATACTACCCGATATAATTGCAGCAATTACTTGAGGTTCCATACTTCTATTATAATAGTAGGCACAGTTTAAAATAGATATTAATAGAGGTTAACTATGTCTACTGCTTACGAACCTAATATTCAGGGAGCTATTGCAGTCTTACGAGACTTGATGATAGCTAATAGTTTTACAATGACTCGTGAACCATATGAGCCTAATTACAGAGGTTTGGTGGATGCCGTCATTGATTTAAAAGAAGGATTTCCAACTTTTGCTCCATTACAGGTTGGTTTTGATGCAACTGCATTTGAAAATGTTACTGAAGGAGATGCTTTGTTTATGAGAACAAGTGATGGTCAAGTTGGTAAAGCTAGTGCCTCTAATGGTCTACAAGAAAACGCTCAAGTCGTAGGATTTGCTAATGCAGATGCTACTGCAAATGCGATAGTAAAAGTAATTGTTATTGGATTAAAATCAATGTCTGGTTTAGATGCAGGAGATCTATATTTTCTTTCACCATCTACTGCAGGTGCTATAACCCTCACGCCTCCTTCATCTGCTGGGCAAGCTGTAGTAAGAGTTGGAGAAGCATCTACTGCAACACAGCTTGCAATTCGAATTGAACCACCTATAAAATTAAGCTAATGTCAAGTGTAGAAGCTCTCGCTCCATATCAACCTAATGCTCAAGGTCTTACGGAAGCTTTAATTGATTTAAAGTCTACAATGCCCAGTCAAACAGTATTTAAGGTTACTGGATATGTAGCTACATGTTTTGAAAATGTTACACAAGGTGATGCAGTCTTTGCAAGAGCAAGTGATGGACAAGTTGGTAAAGCTATAGCTAATGACACTTTTGATAAGGCTTTAGTTGCTGGTGTGGCAGAGACAACAAAATCTGCAGGTCAATCAGTAAGAGTAATTGTTGTTGGTATAGTTTCAACTTCAGGTTTAAATGCAGGTGACCAATATTTTTTATCCGCAGCTTCTGCTGGGGCAATCGTTGAAACACCTCCGACAACTGCTGGTCACTTCGTAACAAGAGTAGGGGAAGCTGGTAGTACTGGTCAATTCATAGTCAATGCTGAACGACCAATTCTTTTAAGCTGACAGTTTACTGGACGTAAAATAAATATAACTAGCAATTCAATAATTTTTGAATTGTATCGGAATATAAAATGGCAACAAGAAAGGCACTTGTTTTAGTTTCAGGTCTATTTCAGGAGTTAAATTCTTCTTCTGATAAATTAGATTTTGCTGGAAATAGTACAACTGATTTAAGTGAAGGTTCGAATCAATATTTCACAACATCTAGAGCTAGAGGATCCGTATCAGTAACCGACAGTGGTGGAGATGGTTCTTTAGCTTACAACAGCACTTCGGGAGTAATCACATACACAGGTCCTTCAGCCTCCGAAGCTAGGGCACATTTTAGTGTTGCATCTGGATCAGGATTATCTTACAACTCAAGTTCTGGAGAATTTGGAACATCTGCAATACCAAATAGCCAACTTGCTAATGATGACATAACAATAGGAAGCACTGCAGTTGCACTCGGAGGTTCGCAAGGAACTTTTACAGGTTTAACTTCTTTAGCCTCAACAACCTTAATATCAGGTGTAGCTGATGCAGCAAACTCTATAAAGTTAGCTAGTGGAAATATTACTTTCGAAGGATCTACAGCAGATGCAAATGAAACAATTCTTACTGCTACTGATGCAACAGGTGGAGACAAAACTCTAACCTTACCAAATGAGACTGGAACAATATTATCTACTGCATCTTCAATTGCTAACAGTAACCTAGCTAATTCGGCTGTTACTATTGGATCAACTTCTATCAGTCTTGGAGGAACAGTAACTACATTTACTGGTTTATCTTCTTTAACCTCTACAACTTTAGTTGGTACAACACTTATTTCAGGTACAGCTGATGCAGCAAATTCAATAAAAATTGCAAGTGGAAATATTGTTTTTGAAGGATCTAGTGCAAATGATTTTGAGACAACTCTTACCGTAACTAATCCAACAGCGGATAGGACAATTACATTCCCAGATTCAACAGGTACCGTAGTTTTATTAGGATCTTTAAGTGTAGCTGCCGGATCGGGATTAACTTATAACAGTGGAACTGGACAATTTGGGACAAGTTCCATACCAAATGCTCAATTAGCAAACAGTACTGTGACGGTTGGAAGCACAGCTGTAGCTTTAGGAGCAAGTGCCACGACATTTACTGGATTGGCTTCCATAACTTCAACCGCTGTAGTAACAAATGACAGCGGATTTAGAGTTAGAAATAATAGTGATAATACAAAAATACTAGCCCTAGATTGCTCTTCTATATCAGGAAGCACAACAAGGACGTTAGTAGTTCCTGATTCAAATGGAACAATTGCAACTCAAGCTTATGTCCAAGCTCAGATTACCGCTGAAGATCTCGACATAACCACAGATTCTGGAACGATTGCTATCGATTTAGATTCTGAAACTCTACAGCTATCAGGAGGCACTGGAATTGATACAAGTGCTTCTGGTAACACAGTTACAGTGGCTGTAGATTCAACTATAGCAACTGAAAGTTTTGCTACCGCAATAGCAGTGGCGTTAGGATAGTATTATGGCAACCCAAGTTCAATTTAGAAGAGGAACAACAGCTGAGCACTCAGGATTTAAAGGTGCAGATGGTGAAGTAACTGTAGATACTTCATTAAAAACTGTTGTTATACATGATGCAATAACAAATGGTGGTTTTCCAGTTTTAAGACAAGATGGTTCTAATTCACAATTTGAAAGAGGATCAACAACAAACTGTGCATTAAAATTTGCAGGAGATCCTAATACAGGAATAATTAGTCCAGCTTCCGATGAAATTGCTCTCGTAACTGGTGGGTCTACTCATCTTACAATAGATGCTAATGGAGCTGCTACCTTTACAGGTAATGTCCAAGTAAATGGATCTTTATCAGTCACAGGTAATTTCGATTCCGGAGAAAACTTAGCATTAATTATTGCTTTAGGATAATATGGCAAACACCTTCAAAGTCGATACAAAATCAAGTTGTGTTACAGATGCACATACGAGTTCAAATGCGAATGTCTTATCAGCAGGAGGTTCTGCTACATTAGTTCTTTTAAGTATTTTAGTTGCAAATAAGACAGGAGCTAGTGCTGATGTAGATGTTTTCTTAGTGACGAATACAGGTGATGACGTTTTTCTTTTAAGAAACGCACCGATACCAGCAGGATCTTCGCTTGAATTAATTAGTGGATCAAAAGTAATTATGGAGAGTAGTGATGTTCTTAGGGTTAGAACTGATACCGCTAGTGCTATTGATGTAGCAATAAGTTATCTAGAGCAGACATAAAATGGGATTATCAGTAAATAACGACCTTGTAAATTTATCTGATAATTTTGAGATACTTAAGGCAAAGGTTGAGGCTATTGAAATTATACTTTACGGTGAAAGAGTTTTAGAATTAGATGACTCTACTTGGGAAAATATTCGAAAAAAAAGAGATTATATTTTAAAATCTACAGATTGGACAGTTATACCAGGATGCTCAGTAGATCAAGCACAATGGTCTGCATATAGGCAAAATTTAAGAGATATTCCTCAGACATACACAGTAATTACAGATGTTACTTGGCCGACGCAGCCCTCTACTTCTGGACCTAACAGTTAGAAAGTTCCCATATTTACTGAGCTTAAAATAATTAAAGAAATAAAGAAGACTTCTAGTTTAATCTGCTATGCCATATATAGGAAATACTATTCGTGCTGCTGACGATTATAGATTAATTGATGACATAAGCAGTGGATTCAACGGCAGCACCACAAGTTTTGCATTACAAGTTGCTGGTTCAGCTCCAGTTCCTTTTCCAAAATCACCTCAACAGGTTTTAATATCAGTAAACGGAGTTATTCAAGAACCTGATCCTACTGGAGCTTCAGGATTTAATTTAGTTGGTACAAATATAGTTTTTAGTTCTGCTCCTACAAATGGGCATGCATTTTTTGGAATAATATATGCGACTGCTGATTACCTAAATGCAGGTGGTAACTTCCCTGCAGGTAGTTTGGGTGCTCCATCTATCACGTTCATAGGGGATGAAAATAGTGGTCTATTTAGAAAAAGCGGTGGTAGTGTAGGTTTTGTTTCTGATGCTACTGAGATAGCTAATTTTGATAGTAATGGAATAACTATTTCCTCTGGTAATTTAATTATTCCTGACAGTATTATTCATAATGGAGATGCAAATACAAAGATACGATTTCCAGCTGTTGATACAGTAACGATAGAAACTGCTGGTAGTGAGAGACTAAGAGTTGATTCGTCTGGAAATGTAGGTATAGGTACAACAGGTCCAGCACGTAATTTGGAAGTTAAAGGTGCATCAGGTGATCCAGTTCATTTTAAATTAGAAGGAGATCCAGCTGACTATGCACGTATAATGTTTGCTGATGGCACTGACGATAATATTGGTGAGATACGTTATAACTTTGGTAGCGATTTTATGTCGTTCACTGCAAATGCAACAGAGCGTATGCGTATAGATTCGTCTGGAAGAGTTGGTATAGGTACAACAAGTCCAGGTTCATATAACGGTGGTTTTGATAATTTCGTTATAAGAGGATCTGGTAATACTGGACTGACTATAAGCACTGATGATAATAGCTTCGGACAAATCTGTTTTAGTAATGCTGAAGATGCTCATGTCTCAGGAGCTATACAATATCGTAACAGTGATAACATCCTTGAATTAAGGGCAGGTGAGTCTAATGGAGCAGTAATTTTTTCTACAGTTTCCAATACAGAACGCATGCGTATAGATTCGTCTGGAAACGTAGGTATTGGAATTACAGATCCAGATCAAAAAGTTGAAGTGGCAGGTGTTGTCGCTGGAAATGATTTAATGGTTGGTCGAACAGCAAATAGATTTCCAATTATACAAAGGCACACTGTATCTGCAGGAAGTCAAAGTTTGACTATTACAGCAGGGGCAGGGTTAACAACTAACTCTACCTCAGCACCAACCCTTAATGATGCTTTAAATGGTGCTGCGATACAAATAGTAGGTGGTAATCCAACAAGTGATGTTTTTGGTGGTGGTATTAGATATTATGCAAATGGTCATACAAGTCCTAATAACCCAGGCACTGGAAATCAACACGTTTTTTATAGAAGGTCAGCAGCAAATACTTTTACTGAAGCAGTAAGAATAACACATACTGGTCACTTTAAAGCTTCAACTGAAGGTAACTATGTAGATATTACTGGAAATTATCATGAAAGTTTCACTAATACAAATAATCAACATATTCACTGGTTTCAGCATAGTGGTAGTACGCAAGCACAACAATTTGGTATAAGAGTCCGGACAGGTGATGATGGTAATGACTCAAATGCTTTAATACAAGCTTCAAGTGGTAGTGCAACTGCTGGTTTAATTTTACGAAATGGCTCTTTCCAAAGTCGTAATAATTCTTTTGGTGGAATATCTGACATAAAATTAAAAGAAAATATTGTTGATGCAAAATCTCAATGGGATGACATAAAAGCAATAAAATTTAGAAATTTTAATTTTAAAGATAATCCAACACAAAAAATGTTAGGTGTTGTTGCACAAGAAATTGAACTTGTTTCTGCTGGTTTAGTTGAAGATATTCCAGATAGAGATCCAGATACAAATGAAGATTTAGGCACTGTTACAAAACATGTAAAAAGTTCTATTCTTTATATGAAAGCAATGAAGTGTTTACAGGAAGCTATGGCAAAAATAGAGGTGTTAGAAACAGAAGTTGCAGCATTAAAAGCAGCTTAAAAATAAGTCAAAGTAAAATTAAAATATATTGATTATTTTTTAAAAAATGGCTGTTACATGGGGTGTTGTTTCTCTTGATTCAACAAAAACAGTAGGAAGTTTATCTAATGTCGTGACTACTGTTCATTGGACTGCTTCGGAAAGTGAGACTGTTGGTGAAGATACATATACAGGAAGCTCATATGGTTCTGTAGGTTTAGCTGAGGCTGACTCATCATCTTTTACTGCTTATAGTGACATTAAAGAATCTGATGCTATTGCATGGGCGAAGGCTGCAATAGGAGCTGATGAAGTTACTGCAATAGAAACAAGTATTGCTAATCAAATTACTGAAGCTAAAACACCAACTACAGCCACTGGAGTACCTTGGTAAAATTAGCCATTTTAAACTAGATATATCAAAACTAGTTATTTAGATGGCATACATAGGAGCAGAACCTGTACCAGGTCAGAATAGAGAAGTTGATGACATATCAAGTGGTTTTAATGGCAGCACTACTGCATTTACCCTTCAAGTTTCCTCATCAAATGTAAGTCCAGAAAGTGCAAATAACATACTAATAAATCTTGGTGGTGTTTTACAGAATCCCGGAACAGATTATACAATTGCTGCGAGTACCATAACTTTTACTACAGCTCCAGCAGCCGGTCTTAGTTTCTTTGGATTGATATTAGGAGCTGGAATAAATACAGCAACTGTAGCCGATGACACGATAGGTGCTTCTAAATTAATTGATACAGCGGTTACCGCAGGTAGTTATACGACTGCTGACATTACAGTTGATGCTCAGGGAAGAATTACAGCTGCAGCAAGTGGAACAATCTCAGGAGCTGAGATAGCTGATCAGGCCGTAACAAATGCCAAGGTAAATAACTCAGCTGCTATTGCAGGTACAAAGATTAGTCCAGATTTTGGATCTCAGGCAATATCTACAACTAATGATTCCGTTACTATCGGTGATAGTATTATTCACTCTGGTGATACAAACACAAAGATAAGATTCCCAGCAGCCGATACAGTCACAGTCGAAACTGCTGGTTCAGAACGTATGCGTATAGATTCGTCTGGAAACGTAGGTATAGGTTCTTCAGTTACAAATCAATTTGGTCATAAATTATGTATTGAGGATACAAGTGGATCAATATTTTATGCACAACACTCAACATCAGGAATACAATTAAAACTGAATTTAGATAATACTAATAATGTTGCATTATTTGGAACAGTTTCTTCAGACGACTTACAATTTGTTACCGCAAATAATAATGCCCTTCTTATAGACTCGTCTGGGAGGTTATTAACAGGTGGAGCTACATCTTCGCATGGATCAACAAATGCTGATGATTTACAGATTGGTGCAAATAATCAAGGTAATCAAACTGGAATTACTTTAGGAAGTGCTAGTGCAAGTAGTGTTAGATTTGCTGACGCTAGTGATGACACTTCTGGAGCGATAAATTATATACATAGTGATGATACCATGCGTTTTTCAACTGGATCTAGTGAAAGAGTAAGATTTGATAGTGATGGATTAAAGTTTAACGGAGACACGTCAGCAGATAACGCACTTGACGACTATGAAGAGGGAACTTTCACGCCACAATTTGCTGGTGTAGGTGGTGGTCCAACCTCAATAACTTTTGGAACTAACAACGGAGGAAACTATGTAAAAATAGGTCATCTTGTATTTGTTTCAGGCCGATCTGAAATTACTGCTTCTTCAGGTGGTAGTCAGCATTGGTTAATAACTAATATGCCGTTTGTTTCAAAATCTGGTGGGAAACAATTTGAGTCAATAGGTCATATTGCTCTTGAAAACTTTGCTATTCCTGATGATGTAATAGACCTTGTTGCAGTTAAGGAGCAAGGTAATAACAATATGCTCTTTAGTGGTACTAGAAAAAATAATACCTTAACTGTTGGTATTAGTCATGGAAATGATCAAGTTTATAACGTATCATTTGCAGTTTGTTATAGGACTGCTTAGACCGTTAGCAAGTCTTTAAACTATGCCTAAACCTGTTTTAATTGGAGATTAATCCTAATGGCACTTACAGAATCAATTGAATACGACAAAATAGAAGTTGTTGGTGAGTACAACATTGTACAAGTAAGAAAGAAAAATGCAGTTAAAAAAGATGGAGTGGAAATTGCTTCCAGCTTTGAAAGATATAGCTTAAATCCAGGATCGTTAGATGGTTCTGATAATTTAGTAGATAGAGATTTATCAGCAGAACCAGAAAAAGTAAAATCAATTTGTAACGCTGTATGGACTGATGATATAAAAGCTACGTGGAAAGCTAGACTGATAGCAGATAAACCAAGCTCATAATAATTATTGCTACATTAAAAACATCTTGATAATATTTAAATAAATACTTTAAAAAATGCAAAAAATTTTTAACGCTATCGCTGTAGCTTCAGGAGTTCTTACTTTAACAATAATAGGAGTTGGTATCTATGGCTATAAATATTTAACTAGTGATAATTTTGAAAAATTAATTAAAAACAAAATCATGGGAGATATACAAAATGTTCTCCCAAAAGCAATAGAAAATGAATTGCCAACAAAAACAGGAGTATCAATACCATTTAAATGACCATCCCTGTTATAGGTGTACCTGATATATCTATACCTCATATACCTGTTCAAGTTATAGAGCCAGTAAGAGTATTTGGAGATTACGTAATCCATCCTTCTTTTAGTGAACCATCTCTAATGCTTCCAGGATGCTATAAAACTCATCGTGATGCGGATAAAAATTCTAATCTTATAAATGATGACCCTAAAGGATCTTTTTGGAATTGCCCTTGGGGTGAAGTAGCAGAAATTATGCCTTTACAATTTGATAGGTCAAAAATGATCTATTCAAATGATGTAAAGGAAGAAAAGAAAAAAGAAGAACCAGTAATAATAAAAGAAACAAAAGAAACAAAAATTCCAGAAAAAAAAGAAAAAAAGATATTTTTTCCTCCATGTCCAGATCCTAATTCAAAGCTTAGAGTAGGATCATTTGCCAATGAAAAAAGATTAGAGAAAGTTAAAGAGTTTCGCTATAACGAATCAAAAACCGAATGCTTAACCATTTGGGAAGATGTGTCCTATGTTGACCAATGGCTACCAGAACCAACCCTAGTCATAAACACAATAATAATAGCCTCGATAGCAGCTTCCAGTCCTATTTTAGTAAATGTTATTAAAGGACTTACGAAGAATATTGTTAAAAAAATTACTTCTTCTCGGAAGAAAAAGAATGATAATGCTTCTCAATCTGATTAGGTTGAGGGGTAAGATAAACATCAGCACAGACAGAATGGAAGACCGTTCCTTTTTTTACGTTTATGCCCTTTTGCATTAATTCTCCACAGTGTTTTACCCTAGCGACATGCCATTCAAGTTCTAAGTTTTTAAGTTTTTGTTTTTGAATATTAATTTGAGTTTTAGCTGCAGCTTTACATTGTCTACCTAGTTCCCTATCTAATGGTATAGAAAAATTTAGAGTAATCCCTGTGCCCAAGGAATATGCATCTTTATTAGTTCCTGAATAATTTTGTTGATAATAAAGAATATTACCAGGATTATCAGGAGTTCCATCTCCTATAGGGTTACCATCATCATCAAAATCACCCTTTATATCTGTTGGATCATATACTGGAGTTTCATATCTGTGATCAAAAGGTTTCTGAAAATTTGAATTAAATGTAGAAAAGGGAGTGATGTTCATCATAGCTCCTTGACAGACTATATTTCCTCCATATTGATTGGTGTGAAAACTCCCATTATTGACATTATAATTTTGATTTGTAACACTTCCAGTATTTGATTGACTTACTGCATTAGCTAATACTGATGTAGGAGAGAGCAGTAAAACTAATGCTATTTTTGAAAAATTGATTGCGTGACTGTTGTGCTTTCCACGGTTATTTGGCGATTTATAGTTGTGACGTTGGAGAGCCCTGGCCCCATATAACTTTCCGTTAGTTGGAAGGGAGCTCCGTTTTCTGTCTGTACGAAGGTTGGTTTTGTACTGAAATCTAAACCAGTCCATGAGTAACTAACTCCATCTGTAGTTCCATTCGTTTGAACAGCACTTGGTATCATACTACCGCTGTTTTGCAATTCTACGCCAGTACCTGAAACACTATAGGTATATCCTGAATTATAGTCTTTTGAAACCACTGATTCAACTATAGTTTGCTGTGTCGTGGTAGTAGAATTCATAGTCCCAGTTGTGAAGGCTCCAGTGATAGGTGAGGCTTTTAAAGGGACAGGTAAAAATATAAACAGTAATAAGAACCGTTTCACTAGTCTAGGGTAAGTCCAACTACAAATTGACCAGTAACCGTGGTGCCTGCTCCTCCTGCAGTTATTGTAATATCATTTTTAGTATCAATAGTACCTGCTAATGAGCCTGCTACACCAGCCGATGTGCTTGTAAGATCCCCGAATGGGCTTGTCTCACCAACCGTTAAGCTAGTTGCTACCGTATCACCGGCAGTATAACTACTCGAAAATGAGAAAGCGTCGCCTGAAGTCAATTGGCTTGCAGTGATTGGTGTGTAAGCATTTACGCCATTTGTGGCTGCTCCTAGACCGCCTACGCTACCTGTTGTTGTTCCATCGGTAGTATTGACCCCAGAGCCACTTATACTCATAGAGTTACCAATGCGATCTGCAGCGGTTGCTGCTGCTGAAACCTCTAGTTTTACCGATGAGCTAATTGAGTGAGTAATATCGGCTTTTACACTAGGGGTTAATAAGATTATTAATAGTGAAAAATACTTTAACATTTGACTAAAACTAGGGCTTAGTACCTATAAGTTTACATGAAGGTAAACTTAGTATGTATGGGATAAAAAAATGACAGAAAATCCAAAAGAAAAGAAGAATGTTTTCTCGAAAATAAAAGAAAACATGGATGACAAAGAAGAACAAATGGCCTTTTTAGGTACTTTGATTAGACTTGGCGTAATGGTGTGGGCCGGATTTATAATTTCTTTAAACTACATCACAATACCTGGTATCACTGAAGATAGAGAGGTTAAGGATATAACTTTTATCGCTTCGGTATTTACAGGATGCCTAGCCACCTTTAATATTACCCCAGGTGGTAAGAAGAAAAAAGATGAGAAAGAAGGAACTAAGTTAGCTTCATCAGGAGTAACTACACAAATATTGCGTATTGAACAAGCTCCTATTAAAATAGTGACTGAAGATATTAATAAAAAGAATGTATAGTAGACCAAAAAGAAACTGGGGAACTATTGGATTAGTTTCCCTTTTGGGAGTATCAAATATAAGTTTAATAAGTAATTTATCTAATAAAACTAATCTTCCTGTAATTAATTTACCTGTAGGTCCCTACACTACATATCAGGTAGATGCTTCTGAATTCGGATATAAAATTTCTTATATGGCTAATGATCCCAAGGTTTTAAATAGTGTAAGAAGATCTGAAACACCTAAAGGATTTTTTGGTAATAAGACAGAAAAAATCATAATTAGTAAAGAATTTACAATGAACGGTGAGATAATGAACTCAGATACCTCTAAAGAAGGATCTACTCCTACAGACAAAGAGATCGCATGTTACAAGATAGAAGGAAGCGGAGAGTCTACAGGAAGGCTTGTAGGAGCCTCTGTAGGTGTCAAGGCAGCTCCAGCTGTTACTAACATTCCAATAATAGGTTGGATAGCTGCAGGATGGATTACTATGTTTGGTCAGGATAAAGGAGCAGATATAGGTGGACAGATAGCCAGAGATTTTAATGATTGTTAATAAGTTATTCTAGGGTTATACTCTAAATAGTTACTTATTAAACATGTCTTGTGGATTAGAAATGGACAAGCTTAAAGATTTTGACAAGCAATTAGATGAACAAGCTACCACATTAGCAAATCAAATTCAACAATTAGAAACTCAATTAGCCACTGCCAAAAATACCTATTTAAAGGTTTTAGGTGCAAAAGAATTTTCAACTTCATTAATTAAAGAAGCCACACCAGCTGATGAAGCTACAGCTGAAGTTGTGCCAGAGGCAAGTGGTGATTAAGATGTTAAGGGAGATGAATAGAGATAGATATAAAGCCTTACAACTATTAGCAGATCATTTACGCACTCCACCAAAAGATTTGTCTTTAGATGCTATTTTTAATGACGTAAAAGATGAAGATCTTAAATGGGTAACAGAAAAAATTCATTATTATTTATTAAGACTTCTCGAAGATGCAGACTATGAAAAAGAAGAAGAGGTGGAGTTAATTTCATTAATGGAATAATCAATACACTTGTGTAAGTTTATGCAGCATAAAGTTTCTACAAGGTTGCAAGGTACATGTGATTCACTGCGAGCAAGATCTTCTAGCAAATTTAATTGAACTCTCTCCAAAAAATGCTCGCCATAAATTTCGACAATGTATATTTGAATCTTGGAATTGGAAATGTGCTTACTGTGACAAAGTATTAGATAACAAAACAGCAACTATTGATCATATACTTCCAAAATTTAAAGGTGGACATAATGTTAAGTCAAATATGATTTGTTCTTGTTCCAAATGTAATAGATTAAAAGGATCACATCTTTTAAAAGATTGGTACAATCCCACATATAAGTTTTACCAAGAGGAGAGACTTGATAAGATAAAGCAGTGGATGGATCAAGATAACTCTATTAAAATCCTCTCCCCTGATACAGCAACACCATATATCACAAATGAATTCTACATTGGATGGGCAGCTTCCTGAAGACCAAGCTAAAGCATTTGCAAAGCAGTATGCAAAAGAGTTACAGGAAGAGAAACAAGCAAAAAATGATGCTTTGGTAGAAGCAAGATCCTTAAAAGAAGGAGATACTGCTTTGTATGGTAAACCAGGCCAAGATTTAAATTCTAAAATACAATCAGGAGAGATAAAAATTATTTAACAAGAAATAATCTATAAAACCCAATGGCATCTTCAAGTTACAATGACATATATGACTTGTAATAAAGAAAGAACTGATGTCAAAGAGGGCAAAAGCTAAAAAACTTTCAAAAGAACATTTGAAATGTAATAAACCTAGAAGGACTCCTAATCATAAAACAAAATCTCATGTAGTAAAAGCATGTGATAATGGCAAAGAAAAACTAATAAGATTTGGTCAGCAAGGTGTCAAAGGTGCTGGTAAAAATCCAAAAACTGCTAAAGAAAAAGCAAGAAAGAAATCTTATTATGCTAGACATAATGCTCAAGATAAGAATCCTAGTAAAATGTCAGCTAGATATTGGTCACATAAAGTTAAGTGGTAATTAAATAAGACTCCAACTTCTCCACCATTTAGTAATTATATATTTATCTCCACTAATAGGTGGTAAAGCCTCATGAAGCGTTTTAAAATTTGGAATTCCGTTAAAAAATAAGTTATTCCAAGCAATTAATAAGCCTTTTTTTGGTTTTATCTTTAAATTAAGATGTTTGAAATAAGTTTCTCCCCCATCTTCAACATCATTTAGATATATCATTGTTGTCCAAGTTCTCTGACCCATCCATTCACAATAAGTTTTGTATTCAGCTGTAAATGGAGTAAAGAAATCATGATGTTCTTTGTAATATTCTCCTATTGCATATTTTTGACCTTGCATATTTTCCCCAATAAACGGATTTAAATTTAATAAATTTACTAATTTTTTATCAATATTTAAAAAAAATTCATCTTCAAAGTATCCTAAACTTGCCGATTGACTTGTTCTGTAATCATTCACAAGGCAGGAATCATTTGGATCTGCAACTGTAGATGCTGTTAGTCGAGAATCTATAAAAGTAATCATATCAGTGCATTCGTTGTCTGTTAGAAAATTTTCGTGTTTATATACTTGAGTAAATGGATATTTAATTCTTTCACATTGAGTAGTTAATCTATTTTTATAAAAATCTAAATAATTAATTTTTTTTGGTTTTTTCTTAAAAGAACAAACTTTAAACAAATATTTAATATCTTCATCATTTAATTTATATGTATTTTTAAATTCACGTATCACTTGCGTTTTACTAGCACCACTTAAGGCACATTCCATAAATCTTTCTATTATGTAATCGTTTTTCACCCTAAGTTTTAGTAGTCCTAAAATGATTTTAGACGCTAAATAGGATTATGGAAGTAGTCGCTGTCAGTTTCATCATCTTATTTGGGAGCACATATGGGGTGGGAACACTTTTTTTAACACGAAAAGATTCTGATAAACTAAATTAATTGCTGATTAATTCACTGTTGGTACTATATGTATAAAGGTTTTTATTTATATGGATCTTAACCTTCCGACAAATGTTGAATTTTCTATTCATGCTGCGTCTTTGGCGATACAATCTTTAGATAGAGTAGAATTGGAAGAGGCATTTATCGAGCTTTTACATCAAAAAGCATTAGATCGTCAGATGTTTTACGGCATACTGAAGGATCATGGCATTGATGCCAACATTCAATTCCAGCTCTCTACTGAAGGGCAAATTTCTTAAGAAACATGGCTACAAGAACGATTGAGGCAACTCTAGATAGATTCAGTGTTGATGCTGGATCTGAGATTACATATCTCGGACCTACAGCAGCAGGTAATAAAGGTGATGCGGTAAGAGGATTTAGGGTTAATCCTGGGAGCACAGGGGACATTAAAGTGACTATTGATAGATCAGAGGGTGTAAATACAATTCAAATATTTCAAGAAGATGCTTTTGCCACAGGTAGTGCTCCTACTGGATTTCAAAAATTCTTTGACATAGCAAAAGCTGGTAAGGGTAAGGGAGCTGTAGGTGTCACAGTAACTAATGCTGCCAAGAACTATGTTGTACTTTTAGAATTAGATGGTTATTCTGAAGTAAGCTATAACGGTTCTGTTGTCGTCCCATAAATATTCTTTATTTACTGAAAAAGGTTATCAATTAACAAAAAAATATACTGTTCCTAGAACTTATCTAGGAATGGGTAAATATGCTGCATATAAAGATTTTGGTGAAAGTGTTTGGAGAATAGGTTATGGGAGTGAAATTATAGATAATCATTACTTGGATGCTAATGATAAAGCAACTCAAGATGACATTGATAAACAATTTTATGAAGATTTAAAGGGCTTTGCAAAAGATGTTGAGCAATACATTTTTGTCAATTTAAATAAAAATAAACGAGCAGCCCTTTTGAGTTTTGCTCATAGTATTGGTTTATGTTCATTTAAATCTTGTAAATTACTTGATTTAATAAACAGTTACGGGTCTAAAAATAAAATAATAAAAGAGTGGAGTCCCTATATTAATCGTATATGGATGTCAGGAGGCGACCTGATGATCGATAGGAGGCGTACAGAGTTAGATATGTACTTTGCCCCAGATAAAGAAATACCTACCTTCTATCGCCATAAATGCCATGCTAAGGTTTGTCTATTAAATATTGCGGAAACTTATAACGGATCTGCCACACAAATTAAAGGTATTGAATATTTAGAAAAAAAAATTAAAGAACTTGACCCATCTGGGGACATACTTCGTCAGTTTTTTCGATACTGGAACAGTACTCCAAGTGGTCTAGGATCTCCTTTGCGTCGTAAGGTCGATCCTTAAGCCAATCAATACAATCCATTAGTAAAAGTTCTCGACTATAATTTTTTTCAAATTCTTTGTAATTAATCGAAGTCTCGGTCATGATCGAGGATATCTCGTGGTTTAAGTTCAATGTTTCCATTTTCGAAGAGTGATCTTGCTGTTTCATGGATTTCATCGTTTTGATCAGATGCCATACTTATTTTTAGCAGTACTAAATATCCAATAAGATCATTTACAACATCCTCATCATTAGCTAAGAGTCCAGCTCCCTTCATAATTCGATTTAATTTATCATCTATACGAACTAATAACTGTTCTGTTGCAGAGCATTTACTAAAAATTCTGTTTGGTTCTAATGCCGAATTACCATATTTTCTATTTTTGTGAATTAAAAGTTCTTTAATATCATCACAGACTTCACTGATTTTTATTTCGGTTTGATTCATTGCCATGTTAATCTCCAATAGAATAAACTTATGAAACCTCAGTCTACCCAAAGTTACGACGTTGACAATCGCTATAGATTTTATAAGTCGTTAAATTCCAAAAAAGATATCAGTCCTGACAGGAGGGGAGTAAGACCTGCTGTGGATAATAATAGTTCAAAAAATTTTTTAAAAACTTATATTGGTCAATTAAGGGACACAAATTTTCCTAGACAAATGCTTGACTAACAAATAACTTTACCTATATGTGAAAATATATTTTTAAATCTTTCTGTTTGATTAAATCCTAAATTTATTTCAGGTAAATAAATAAAATATCCCCAATTTATAGGTGACTCTAAACATTCGAATTTGTTACCGTGTATTAAATTAGCTCTATCTGTTGGGACACACACTGGAAAATCCCACATTTCTGGGCATGTTCTAATCATTTCAGGGTATGTAGTAAAAAATAAAGCTTCTGGTATATTTCTAAGTTTCCATTCCCTAAGTAATCTCCTAAACCAAATAACAGAGGGAGCCTTTGCACCTCTTCCTGCAGAAACACTCCATCTCCATGTGCCTCTTTTTTCTGCAAAAGAACATCTGCCATATGTTGGAGGAAATAAATAAGTCTTTCCAGTCCAAGGCTCTTCAATGTTTAAACCATCTATTTCATATGTATATATTTTTGTTGCTCTTAAAAATTGATTATTAGCATCATATGTAGAGCATGGATCTAAATCTATATTTTTAAGTAATGCATCTATGTAGGGAATGTATTCACATGGAGTTAACCAATCATGAGTTATATGATCTACTTGTGCTAAAGATCTTTTACTAGCACCCCATGATCCTTTGGTCACATTATTTTAAAACCAGTTCCTTCGCAATCTATTTTATAGTGAACAAGAGACATTTCTTTTGCATCTTGAATTATAAATAAAGCTTCTTTATCAGGATCTAATTTTTCTGCTCTGACTATAGCTTGCTTCATTACGTCTGCAGCTCCTTCCATATCACGCTTATTAAGGTCATCCACTGCCGTAATAAGGTTATTAACTGTTAAATAAAACATAGATTTTTTCTCATCTTTGTGGTCTGGTACATAAACCATAGCTCCAGGACCTTCTTTGTTATAAAATCTAAAATAATAATCACACATATCAGCACATATTCTTTCTATAGTTAATTTATACAGCTTTTTTTCATCCTCTCCTATTGCTGTACCAATTAATTTTTTTAATAGTTGGTTTCTTCTGCTAGTCATTTTTTACTCCATCTGTTACATTCTTATCATTTTTTTTATCTTTGTCAATTTTAATTAGATCCCCTAATCCCGATTTTTTAAGTGTTTCTAATAATTTTGGTAGTGGTCTGTAAAGTACTACAGCCTTTTGCATATTTCCTATTTTTTTAATTAATTTACCGTTTTTATCTCTTAATTTAGTTAATTCACCTTGTCTAATTAAATACTCTGCCACACATCTATATCTTCTTTTTTCAGCTAAATTTATTTCTGGATATCTATCACAAATTGTACTAGTTTTCATATCACTGAAAGTTAACCTTATTTGATCTGCCAGTGATAAGCCTAATATTAAATCTTTAGTGCTTGTTTCATAGCTTGAAACTAACTCTAAATATCTTCTAAGATCTTGATTATTAAAACTACCAGAGGGAGGTATAAATATTTCTACTTGTTCAATCAAGGATTTGCACAATTTTTTTCTAAAATTTTTAGTTGTTACTGAATTTATATCTAAATCAACAAATCGATAGCTCTGATAGAGATTATCAGGGTCTTTGTGTGGTGCATAATTTGTCGTATCTAAGATATCTACCCAGTCCTCTAATTGTTGTGCTTCCATATGAGGACACTATCTGTTCAGATACTAGCTTACTTTTTAATATCATTCCATTGTTGTCTATGACTAATTAGTAAAGCCCATATATAGTAATACTTTAGACTCGTAAAATGATCTTTGAGTTTTACATACTCATCCCAATCCTCACCATATAGTTCAGTCAATCTTTTTTTACATTTTTCTAATGAACCACTATAATTTGTAGCTTCCCAAAATGATTTAGCTAATAACATTTCTTGTAATGTACATAAGCCTTGCAAATCTAAAGTAGACAGACTATGTAGAAGTTGGCTAATATCGGAATGATATGGATATTGTTTGTCATGCGTCGCCCTATTACTTATGCTGAATTGATCTTGATTTTGTTCTTGCTCCCTGTTGGGTACGTCGGAGCTAATCATTTGTATGAGTTTGTTTCGGATAGAATCACTATAGAAGTAAAATTTAAAAAGTAAAATGGGTGGAAGCAGACCATCACCTCCTACAATAATAATGCCAGAAGAGTCGAACCCACAGGCTTTTCAAACAATAGTTCCGCAAAAGAGTTATAAAGACCTAGCAGAATCTATGCGTAGGACTGAAAAAGAATATAATCGTTTAGTGGATCAAAGATATGATACTGTTGGAACAGCTGCGGAAATGGGTGCTAGAGATAAAGGTATACAAATGCAGGAAGCTGCATCTTATTTATCCTCTCTACCGGCAGGTGGATCTCCAGACACGAGTTTTAAAGAAACACCGAGAGCTTTTCCAATTAAATCCAATAGAAGATCAACATTTGATACAGTTCCTGGCTCAATGTCAGGTTTTGGTAGCACAAGACCGGGGACAGGTACTGGAACTAGCATGGGAGGATCTTTAGCAAATGATCCGGCAAAGGAGGCAGCAGCGAAAAGATATGAAGAATCAAAAAAAACATATGCAAAGGCATTAGATAAAGCTAAGAAGACACCTAGATCATTTATGCCGGAAACCAAAGATCCAGGATTTGCTCAAAATCCAGACTCTATGTATATTCCACAGCAAATAAATTAAATATTACCAAAGTTGACATTGCTAGTTACTTGTTGAGCAGTTATTAATCCAAAGTCAATTTGTTCTTCAATATTTTCATTGACAAATCTCCAGTCTAAAACTGACACGTTTAATCCTATAGAATAAGTAGTTTCTAAATATCTAATATCATTTGTAATAACAAATAAATATCTACCTACATCAAGTCTGGTAATTGGATAATCTTGATTAAAAAGTATTCCTTCATCATCGTTGTAATCTATAGCTCCTTCATGATAGACATAACCCTCATCATTTATAGGTAATTCCTGTCTGTGACCATTCTCATCTATTTGATAAAAGGCTAACAAAGTATTTCTATTAGTTTGTTCTTCATAGGATGTACGAGAAAACTCTTGTGTAAACTGAACAGTTCTAGGTAGAGTTAATCTCATTTCATAAAATGTACTTTGTTTTCTAGATAAACCTCCATGACTATTAGATATTATTTGTGTTTTAAATATTGATGAAAAATCTCCTAAATCAATAGGATTATTTAAATTATCGCCTTGTTCTGCAGGTCTTGGATCTGATCCAAAATAAGATGTCGGACCATATGCTGTAGGTCCACCACCCCCTGTAGGGTATGACTCGACTTTACCTAAATTAAAAAATCCTAAATTACTTGGAATAGTAGTAAGAAATCTTGCCACCTTAACTTTGTTTATTTCTTTCTCTATGATACTGCAGAATATTTTCGTGATGAAGCTTAATCTCTTTTATAGCCTTGCATTTAGGTATTTCTCTTAAACCTTTTATCATCAAATGTTTTGGATTACAGCAAAATGCTTTGCATTCCGGCTGACTAAATATTCTATATTTACCTGTATATCCACGGCTTAACCAAAATGCAATTCGTGGTGCCGATTGAGTTTTACCTGAATGGAAAGGAGAAGGAAAATATGCTGTAGATTCAGTCCCATTTTTTCTGGTTGCACCCTTCCATTCCCAACAATCATCTTCTCCCTTTATATCTACCTGTTCCCAAAATCTTTTTACCTGCCAATACCATTTCATTTCAAATTCTCTTACATCTACAGTGCATCTAGCTTTTTTGATTTCTTGCATACAATCTAGGCACTCTCCCATTATTCCAAAGTTACCTTTATGTTTAGTGTTACCTTGTATATGCCAAGGACATTCATAGTGTTGAGTTTCTGTCACGACTCCTCTAAAATTTTTTGCTTCATTTGGATGTGCTCTCATTAAATTTATACAAACATCTGAGAGATTAGACCAAATCTTTTCTTCATTATATTGCTCTTCTTTTTCCTCGGCATTCTCATATGTCTCTCCTGAACAGATTCTTCTTACCGAATGATAAGGTAATCGATAGTGTTTGGATAATTTTCTACTACTGACACCACTATTACTTTCTGTTCTCAACTTACTTATTAAGTCAACATCTATAGATTTATTATTAGTTTTTGCATTTTCATAAGCCACATCCTTTCTAGTTCCCCAATAATAATGTGCAGGATTAAGACAATATTGAGACTTACATTCACTTCTTTTTACAATTATTGGATTTTCTTCTGTATAATTTCTACCTGTCATACTAAGTATTAATGGTCTGGCATCATGACCTTTATACATAAGTTTTGTTTTTTTACTTGTTGTAAATCCTTTAAATCCAGCATTATTCATTTTGGTTAAACACCAGCAAGATTCTTTACCAAAGTGTTCTAATGCTGTTTGAAATGCTCGTACAAATAATATCTGATCATATGCAGTCAAATTTTTATATAAAAAGGCATCGTTATTTTTCATGCAAAGTAGGGGGTAGGTGTATTCGTAAGCATACAACCCTTTCATAGCAATGGCAATCGTTGAACACCCAAATACCAAAAAAATTTCCCTATTTATATTACTTTTATAGAGGATGAGGTTAGGTGCATGACTGTTTAATTTTATGTACACTCACATACCTAACCACCGCTTACATGCAGATAAGTAAAATACCTATATTTTTTAGGGACTTGGGTGTTCATAGCAAACCTCAGTCATATAAAGCTACTTAAAAGGCAAAGTACAAATATTTGCACTAACCCTACCACTATTTTTGAATATAAAAGGAGAAAGATAAGATACAAAGTTTTGGGTTAGGTAGATGACTGTTTAAAAAAACTGTACACTCACATGCCTAGCCTCGAAGTCTTGTCAATGATATTATTGAAATAACAATTTTGTAAAGTTAAATGCCGGGATATTCAATGCAGGCTGGATTCGATCAAAGTTCTCTTATGTCAGATCCAAAACTTAAACAACAGGAGACTATGAATCAGGGAAATATGGTTAGTCAGCCTTATTTTCAGGCTAATAAGCTGGCTGCTGAGAATACAAATCCCATGAATGCAAGATCACAAGAGACACCAGTTGGTGATAGGGTTGCTGATTTTTTAAATAGAATGAGTAAATAAATGTTTATGGATAATGATTTTCCAGCTGTAATGGCAAACGGAGGAGGTAAAACTTTTTTATCTGGTTTTGTTAAAGGTAGAAATCTAATTAGTCAGTCCGGAACAGACGTAGATGACTTTGAGATGGAGAGAGAATATAAGCAGGAGTTAGGTAAACCAATGATAGAGACAGTCAGATTTCGTAAATAAAGCCATCGTAAAATTGAGTTAATAATTAAGTTTGAATAATAAATGTCTCAGACTAAGGCTCAATTAATTGATCCAGTAGATGGAACAATAGTAAATGCAGATATAAATGATAGTGCAGCAATAGCTGGAACAAAAATATCTCCTGATTTTGGATCGCAAAATATAACTACAACTGGATCTTTAGGTGCTAGTGGCTTTAGCACTACTGGAGGGGAAATTTCTTTAACTGGAACAGTTCCAAGAATTGGTTTTACAGATTCAAATGCGAATAGTGATTTCAGACTCAAGGTTGATGGTGGTTCTTTTCAAATAGAAGATATTACTAATAGTAGTGCTGATAGATTAGTAATAAATTCATCTGGCAACGTAGGTATAGGCACATCAAGTCCAATTGCAAAATTCGATGTTACAGATGGTACAACAAGTATTTCTTTTAATAAGACAAACAATACACCACGAATTGATTTTAAAGGTAATAATGTTTCAGATTTATGCCAAATAAAAGCAGCAGAATCTAGTGGGGGAGGAATTTTTCAATTTCTTACAAAAACTACTGGTGGCACTGCTACAGAACGCATGCGTATAGATTCGTCTGGATCTGTAAATATTGGATCTACTGGTTATGCAGGGGGTGGTGTTAATCCAATACTTTATTTAAGAAGCACTAGTGGAAGACAAATGAAAATTCATAATACTGCTAGCTCTACTTGTGGAATACAGCTTTCAAATAATACAACAGGTGAGGGAGAAGATGCTGGATTCCAACTTGCAGTTTTAAGTACTGGTGATGGGTTTATAAATAATCCTCATTCTAAAGCAATAATATTTAATACTGCCAATACAGAACGTATGCGTATAGATTCGTCTGGAAAAATAGGTATTGGTAGAACTGATCCAGTTAACTTTGTTGACATACATCGTGGTGCGGATGAAGATAATATTTTAATAGTTCGTGGTCAAGATACAAGTGGTGAATATTGTGCATTAGGTGTAAATGGAAGTAATGCAATCGTTACTGCTGGAGGTGTAAGCGGTAATAACACTAATTTAGTTTTTAGAACTGCACCTAATGGTAACGAAACAGAACGTATGCGTATAGACTCGTCTGGAAGGGTGCTTATAGGTACAACTTCTGTTGGAGCACATGAAGGAGGAAATAATTTTACGATTGCAGAAAGTGGACATTGTGGAATGACAATACGATCAAGTACATCTACAAGTGGAAATATTTATTTTGCCGATGGTACAAGCTCAGGTGAATCAGCTAGAGGAGAAATAAGTTACAGACACGCCACAGATGATTTAAGAATTTTTACCGCAGCAACAGAACGTATGCGTATCAATAGTACTGGTGATATTTTTATAGCAACTACTACAACAAACCCTGGTTTTGGTAATAATTCTGACCCAGGACATTATATAAACCATGTGGGTTATGTAATGCACTCAAGGGATAATGGTACTGCATTATATGTCGCAAGAAATGATAGTACAGGTTCATTAGTTTCATTTAACTATAATGGTGGTGGTCAAATAGCAGATATTACAACAAACGGTTCTAGTGTTTCTTATGGTACTGGTTCTGATTACAGGCTTAAGGAAAATATAACTACTTTAACAAATGCAATAACAAGATTAAAAAATTTAAAACCTTCAAGATTTAATTTTTTAACAACTCCATCATTAACACAAGATGGATTTATTGCACATGAAGTACAGGAAGTCGTACCAGAAGCAGTTACAGGAGTAAAAGATGAAGTACGTACAGAAGATGGTGATATGGGACAGAAAAAGGGAGATCCAGTCATGCAAAGCTTAGATGTTGCAAAACTTGTTCCCTTACTTACTGCTGCTGTACAGGAACTAATTACAAAAGTTGAAACTTTAGAATCTGCTTAGTAGTATTAAATAAATTTAAAAAGCTATGTTATTTAACGTGATTTGTTGGCATTTAGCATTGCATTTAAGGATTACTCAAATATTATATAAAGAGATGGTTGATTTATACGATTTAGAAGAAACTAATCATAGGTTACTTCTTATCTTTAAAACAGAAAAACCATTACAAGAAGCATCAGAAGGTGCTTGGACAATTCTTACAAAAGAATTAAAAAAAATTAAATTATGAACCTTTTTTTATCTTGCCCTCCTGTATACACATTGCCAGGAACTTGGACTGACCCTGATAAAATTGCTAAATGTAAGGATACTTTAATTCCGCATGGAAATTTAGGACAGGGTATAGCTTTTGCTTTATTTATTGGAGTATTATTAATATTTTTGATCCTTTATGGGTTATATATGACTTTTGGCAAGGGTGGTAAAAATTTAAAAGATGAGATCAAAGAGCATGCTAGATTGCATGAATTAGGTATTGCTCATGGTCATGAGGGAGGAGGAGAAAGGTTTAACTTATCAAAGCAAGCTATGGAGAAAGATTATCCACAACATAAACATAAAAAATAATTACTTTAATCCTCGATCTTTACTACCTTTAAACCATTTTTTTTCAGACTTTTCTAATTTATTTTTTTTATCTTCTAAGGCTAATTTAGCGTCTACAAAAAAAGGTAAATTCTTTAATTTGTAAGTTTGCATTTTTAAAGAGTATTATCTTTAATTTTATTATTTATACTTCTAATAAACCATTCATTCCTGCTATTGTTCCAACAATAACAAAAAAAATAAACTCAAATAATGAGTAATAAGGGCTGTAGAAAATTTTAGTCACGCAAATACAATTGATCCTACATTAGTAAAAATGTATAAGGAAATTAAAGTTGTAAAAAGAAGATGATTCATTTTGCTTTTTGATAAATGGGAGTCATAATACCACCGCCTTGATCGTCGTCATCATCGCCATCAATTGCACGTAGTATTAGTTCTATTAAAACTAAACAACCTATGGGATAAAAGACCCATAAGGCTGCTGTAGAGGAGGATATTAGATATGAATTTTCTAATATCATTAAATAAAACCAGGAATTAGCTGTCCTGTAGTTAGATAAGCACCAACTGCAGCAACTACACCTAACATTGCTAATTGACCATTTAATCTCTCAGCAATTATTTTTTGTTTTTCAACTGGTTTTGTATAAGATTGAATGTCCATTACACATATCCTGGGATTAGTTGTCCTGTAAAGCCATAGACTGTACATATAACCACAAAACCCATCATTGCTGCTCGGCCTTGTGCTTTAAAAAAAATATCCTTGTTATCCATTAGAATATGCCAGGAATTATATTACCTGTTGTTGCGTATGCACCAACTGCTGCTACGAATCCAAGCATTGCTGCCCAGCCGTTAAATCTTTCTGCTTCAGGAGTCATGATGTTGTACCTTTGAGTAATTGTAAATTGGGAATTGATTTTCATCCAAGTCTCCTTAGAAGATTCCTGGAATAATCTGACCGGTTGTTGAATAAGCACCTATCAAAGCCACGAAACCAATCATTGCCCAACGTCCATTAGCTTTTTCAGCCTCTTCTGGATAACCCTTATAATTAGGATCTATCTCAGTATGTGGCTCAATAGAATAGATGTTTTGGCGATTGCCACTTTCTGTAACTGTTGTCATTAGGTATTTATATCTTCTTTATATTTTACACTTGTTACATTTTGTAACAGTACTTAATATTACTTAACAAAAATAATGTATACTATTAGTTTTATTTATATCTCTTACTGTGATTGTCTTTCTGGGAGTATAGTTACTGAGGATTTAAATTTTTCGTCAGAATTTCTTATTGCCAATCCTTTTATAAATGGTCTTCCTTTTTTACTAAAGCTAATTATTTCTTTCATTCCCAACTGATTTTTACAACAATCTAATAAAAGGGCTATAAATCTTTTCTGACCTACTGGCTTAGAACCTGTATCTTCACAATATGAACAATATGAGGCATAAAGATGAAAATTACTATTTACATATCTTTCCTTAGAATCTTTAGCAGCTGGGATTTTTTTACCCACAGCGGATACTGACTCTGGTGAATGAACTACTTCAGACTGTAGCCATTCAACTAAATTATTACTAGTTAAAAGAATACTATTTCTTACAGCTTTTAAATGATCAACTTTTTCATAAGTATCAAGTAAATATTCTCTCATTTCTTTAGTTTCCATTTGTAAGACCCAATTAACTAATCCTGGTAAATAAGACTTCCATAACCCCTTTACCTCGCCATTTTCAAGTTTTATCATCTCTACTGCTTCAGAATTTTTATCCCAAAGTGGCCTGTTAAATTCAACAGTTAATCTTCTTCTTGTAAGACCAGAGGTATTATCAGTCGTTTGTATTGGCTCATTGGCACAAACCATAACCATTCCTGTATATACAAAAGGCTCTCCAACATTTTTATTTTTTTCTTCGAATCTTAAATTATCTCCTCCTGTTAAAGCTTTGAATATTTGTGCAGATCCTCCATATCTTTCTGAGTCATTAATCAAAGTAAGTCTTTTACCTTTGATAGAAGCAATTTCAAAACGACTTTGCTCTAATTGATTTAATGTTGTAGATGCATAATTACCATTACCAATTAAAGCACAACATAAATTAGCGAAGGTTGATTTACCTCTACCACCAGGGCCAATAACTTCCAAGAATCGTTGTAATTCATGGCCTTTCCCTACTAAACATGCTTTTAACCATGCTCTTAATACTTGTACTCTTTCCTCATCATTGTATTGAGTTTTCCTTAACCATTGAATTATAGGTCCTGATTCAGCGTTAGGATCATACTCAAAATCTAAACCCCAAGTTAGATAATTTTCTTGGTCATGTGGGAGAAACTCTGATGTGCTCATTTCTAAGACACCATTACGAAAAGCTAATTTGTCAGGATCATCATTCCAATAAGGTTGAGTAATATAAGCTTTTGTTAAATTTGTTACATCAGATAAAAGATGAGATGTAAAGCCACCTGGGGTTGGTATACTTTCTCTTAAAAATAAATCCTGAACAAAATGTTTATATTCATCTTTATATTCTTCTCTTCGCCATGTTCCCTTTTTAGATTGGTAAAACATAAATGTATCATATTTAGGATCATATCTCCAACCACATTCAATAACCATTCCTGTAACCATTTCAGCTAATTCCGAAGCCGGTGCAGTTTTAGGTCTTCCTTTGTTGCTAATTTTTTCTTTTATATTTAATTTTTCTTTCTTTGTAGGTTCGCCTATTAACTCGGTTAATACTTGATTTACAAATGGCATGGGTAATTCAGCATTATCTTGTTGAAATGCTTTTTTAGCCTTTTCTGCTAATACATCTGCCGATTCAACAACAAAGCCTCCTACGTCTATATATCCGTCTTCTTTTGCCATAGCTCGAAGATGATGTAAACCACAACGATTTTCTGGGGCAGGACCACCTTCTACGACTTCAAATGTATCCCATTTCTTTTCACATACCCCATCTTGAAAATTCTCTGCTTGTTTTGACCAATCAATCCAATCACCAAGTAAAGCCTCATCTACTTGTTTAAGACTCATACCTACCTTTAACCAGTCATCATAATCAGCCGATCTTTCAGGATTTAAATGATCTAGATAAATTTTTGCTTCATTAACATATTCTTCTTGCTGATATTCCGATCCTTCCTCATAATCTAAATTTACTTGCTGGGTTACAATACCTGATTTTACTGGTTTTTTATATTTATTTAAAGGATATGCCTTAGCTATTGCATCGTATAACCACTCAGGCATTTCTGGAGGATTTTTTGCAAATTCAAATCCACCATGTTGAGTTGTAAAATAACCTTCTGTATCTGGATGACTACCCATTATTGCACCTTGTCTAGATCTAAATAAGATTTCAAAACAAGGAATACCTATTTTTATCGTTGCTTTATCAGGTAATAAATTTAATTTTGCAGCTGGTACACTGAAAAGCATTCTCTGCCTATCTGGTTTTCCAGATGAAATAGTAAGGGTTGGTGGAAAAGCACCCGATATAGGAGCTCCTGCAAGCTCTTCAAGGTCTTTTATCGCATCTGTGCCATCTATATCTACCCAAACTAAACCACCGCTGTTTGACCATACACCTGTAATTAATCCAATCCCTGTTGCCTTTCCCTGATCAAACTCACGTTTTATCTCTTCTATTGAATATGGTTGAGTAGTCCACCCAGCTACATATGCCCTTTTACCTTGTAATGGAGTAAGAGCCCAATCTTTAGGGATTAAATCAAAATTAATCTCTCCGGGTTTTAAATGATTATTTGGTTCTGGTGATGCAGTTGGCATTATTTATAATTTTTTGTCTAACAGTATGAGAGTAACTCTTATTTTCGACTAGGAAACCCCTACATATAGGGAAATTTTCTTTTTTCTTTGGATTTGTACCCCACAGTTAGTGTTGATATCCTTTAATTTATGCTACATAGACCTGTCTATGCTGGGTCTGTATTATCCCCATCAATCCCCTCCATCTCAATCTCTGATTGCTTTTCTGAGGGGAGAACTTCTTCGTAATACTTTGTAACTATACCTTTCCATTTTTGTTTATACTTCTCAATAGTATGTTTTTGAATAACAAATACCTGAGAAATTTCTCTTGTTGCAACGAAAGTCATACATAAGTCAGGAATTATATTTATTGTGTGTTCAAGACCTAACGCATAAGCAGCGAGTTGTAGTTGACATTTTTGATATTTCATAAATCCTGATCTTTTTTTTCCATATTCACTTTTAGGAGTGCTCGAATCAGGCCATTTAGAACAGTATGGATTGGTAGAGGTTTTTAAATCACCTAATACAATTTGTCCTTTGTATTCGGCTACAATATCAGGTGCTCCTGCCCATCCATAATTTTTATTTTCATGAAAACCAGGATGCCATACACGAGATATGCCATCAGATCCTTTTGTCCAAGCATAGTCATCAACATTTGCTGGATTCTCAGCCCATATTACGTTACTTAATTTACTTAAATTTGCAGGTAATCCATCCCAATACTCTGCAATTTCTTTGTTTTCTATTACAGGATCTTTATCAATGCCTAATAAATATTCTTCCATTAAGGAGTGAACCTTAGTGCCTCTTGCAGCTGCAGCTTCCCGACCCCCAGGATTTTTTTTTGCCCATCTTTCTAAAGCAGCTTTGTTGCCTTGAGTTGCAGAGAGAATAGTAGTTACAGATGGTAGAGCACCATAAGGAGTCTTATAGTGCCTTGACCCATTTATAGTAACTCTTGTGTCGCCTTGAGAACGATAATCCAAGAATAAATAGTCAGCTGATGACAGGATATCGCCCCCTAATCTTGCTCTACTTCTGGCGGTCTTTCCTCAAAACAATTATCAATTTTAGATGCAAAAGTAATATTCTGATAATTAGCTACATGACCTTGAATTCTTTTATGAATATCAAAGGCTGATTTAATAGCATCATCAGGGCTAATCATTAATTTAGAGTTAGCTAAAAGACCAGCTGTAAGCATAGTAATTGCTAGTTCTTGAGGATTTATGGTGAATCCTCTTAATGATTTACCATTATCGGTAAAAGAGGATAGTAAAAAATCAAGATGCTCAATGTATGGGTCTTGTCTTGGGTTGCCTCCGGTAGTCATTATTCCTCCTGATTGAGTATTTGATAAAGAGTAATTGTGTTTCTCTTTATTATGGGTATAAGTAATCCCTCATCTTTCAATGCAGAGATTCTTCTTTGAATTGTTCTATGATTTCGCTGAAACTTTTTTACAACATCAGTGATAGGTACTAAAACAAAATGATTACCTTCAAATTCTGTTGAAGATTCATAAAGATATTTATAAATACCCTTAGCTAAATCATCCATCAAGTTACTCATGAGTGACCTTTCTATAGTTAACATTATTTAGAAGTTTTTTTGTTTTTGGTTTGTTGTAAAAATTTTTCTACTCCTGTTTTAGCACTTTCTAAACAGCTAGTCCAACAACCTTCCCAGTTGTACATCTTACTTGGATATTTATATAAGACTAATCCTGTATTCCCATGTTTTAAACTTTTAATTTTATAGCCTTCATGGACAATAGATTCTAGTGGTAATGAGGTACCACCAAATGTTTTGGACTTTTTCTGACCAGACATGTTACTTAGGTAAGTATGTCTAGGATATCCGCCCTGTATCTAGGAATTATCTATCAAATAGTTGATAGTTTTCCATAGTTCCTTTTTTTAAATTTTCTTTATGTCCTTTTAACATATTTTCTATTTTTACAGCTTCTACATTGAGAGCTGCATTTTCGATAAATTTGTTAAATTTTTCTTTTTTTGTCATAATTTTTTTTCTTATTTTAGTAGTAGTTAATGTAAATTCAAGTTTATATACCTGTTTTTAATCTTTTTCTTAAGTTATATGTCAGCGACACTCTCTGGACTAATTTCGCCTTCGAAGGGGCAGTTGTTGGGTTTTCGACTAATGCTTTTCTTAAATACTCTTTATCCGGTAATTTTTCTGCTGATTTTTTTAATACTTCACCATTAAAAATTCTTTTTAAAAAAGTTTCTTTTACAAGTCCAAATTTTACTTTTTCTTCTGCAGACCAACTTTCAAAATCATCAACTAACTTTGATTTTACAGATTTAATTGTTGCTTGATATTTATTTCCCGTAGGCATAGAAGTTATTAAGTTGTTTTCGTAAGCAGTCTTAATAATGTTAATAATAGATTTTCTTTTATTTTTCCAAAAATTTTGATTTTTTTTCAACTCTATAATTTCTTTTTCTCTATTTGAAATTTGTTTATCACAATCTTTTATTACACTAATTATTGCATCAAATTTTGATTCCTCTCTAGATTTAAGACAATTCCAAATATATTCCAGTTCCTCTTTTTCTTCAATGTCAACTGAAGATTGTAATAATTCATCGATTTCTTTACTTTTTTCCAGTAACTGATTGTAACTTAGAGGATCTGCCATAATTACATGTTTTGGTCAAATTGTAAGTTGTGTACGGTTTCTGTCAATAACTGAAGTAGAATAAGTAAAGAATCCTCATACTTATGGCATCTTTTGATTTAATCGAATTGTCTATTGATCCTTTAGATATGGAACCAACACTAGAGGATGAGTTCACAGCTACTGTGGTTAAAAATCAAATTGACGATTTAGATGACATTGATCATGTAAAAATTGCTACAAAGCAATTAGTCAACATAGTGATGCAAAGACAGGCAATGATAAGAGCGTTATGTAAGCGACTATCTGATATAGAAAAAGGGGATAACATACGAATACAAAGATTTAAGGGGTAACTTGTCTATTGAATTAAAAACATCGAAACTATTAAAAATTTTGGAGCAAGCTACTGTATGTGAGGACAGAGAAAAAGCACAAAAGCTCATAAAAAAAGCGGATAAAGTTTCTAGGAAACTCTCCGCCTTATCAGATTTTTAATTAGTACTAGGTTAATCCACCAACTAATTCCCCTGTTTCGGTACTTCTTTTTCCTAAGTCATCCGCAGCTGGAAGGATTGGAGCTGCACTCAGATCGACCCCTGGGGCTAATGCATTAATTCCTACCTCTTCCTGCATCTGCTTGAAGAAGTTCTTACCGTATGCCTCTACAGGGAAACATTCATAGATGTTTTCATAGTTATCTATGTCTTCATCTTTTTTCGGCCAGAAGTTTTCAATGGTTTTTGGTGTAGGTTCTAGCCATTTATTTGGGGATAAAACTTTTGCACCAAAGTCACCAAATTTTGTAACTCCAAAGGTTGGTGTCCATATTACGGAGGCACACATTTTTTCACCAAAGCCCTCAGCGTTTGTATCTCCAGTGGCCTTTGCATAAGAACTTTCTAGTTGTTCTAAGAATTGTGAATATTTTTGTACAAAATTCTTTTGTGCTCCACCACCAAGGGATAGTACTACAGGTTTGCTATGAACCGCCTTACCATTTTTATCTACTAAGTAGACAAGCATAATTCTTCTAACCTTATAAGGAGAAGATTTAGGACCACCTGCGTTTTCTGTTTTCCAGTTGTCCCAAAGGTATTTAGCATCTTCATAGAATCCCATAATGGTGCTTTTGTTTTTGCCATCAGGACCTTCTTCATTTTTTTCTAAAAAGGTTGGATCAGTATTTTGAGCACCCCGAAGTAAAATTAGTCGAGGAGT